CATAGCTTTCAAATAATTTCTTGATTATGGGAGCTCTTACCGGATCTACCGCAATAATGCTTTTACCACGTTCGTCTCTCTTATTCAGATATCCTAGAGGAGCTGCACTACACCATTCACCGTGTACCTCTATTTTACGTTTGATGCTCTTTTTAACGTTTTCACTTAAAAGGTCTGTATGGGATTTAGCAATTACTACCCCCATCCCCCACATCATCATTTCATGTGCGCTAGAATTCCTGTGTATAACATAACCCTCACTGTTAAAATGTAGTTCCAGCTTTCCCTGTCTTATAAGCTCGTCTAGTATGGGAGTTTCCTTCTGGCTTCTCTGGATACGATCCACTTTGTCAGCTACAAGTGCGATTGGTTCTTTCTGTTTCCTTATGAAGTTTATAATCTCATTAAAAAGTTTTCTGTCACCTTGTGTAGAAGACTCAACGATCCTGAATTTGTTTAGTATCCTTAAGTCTTTACGTTGACAGTATTTCTCCAGCCTGTCTATTTGTACTTCGAGGGAGTATCCGTCCTCCTGGTCTTTTGAGGATACTCTAGATAAGATAATAGCCTTATAAGCCTTATCTACATTGTGATTATTACGCATTGTTACTCCTTAATTAACTTCCATTGATGTGTTTTATAATTGAATTGTGCCCAGTATTGATAGTTTGGTTTACATTTAAAAATATAAGCCTGTTCTGCTTCTATGAACTCCGGGCTTTCTTCTACTGCGTCACAGGGAAGTCCTAAGTTATTAATAAATTCTCTAAAACCATCTTTTTCTGCTGCAAATACTAACTCATATAAGCATTCTTTCTTGGATGCTGGATCTAGGGCGTAACAGGCTAAATATTTAGCTGATATTTCGTCTTTAGGAGCGGCAATAGACCTGTTCCCCATGAATGCCGGAGCAGCTAAAGCCAGGCTTAAGGTTAAAAGTAGTTTTTTATTCATACTTCATACCTCCTTTTCCGGAAATTATTAAAGTTTTGCGGTCAAGTTCTATAAGCAGGTCTTTTAATGCATCGAAGTTCTGTTCCATTAGGTAAGATAAGGCAGAGCGCTGCAGTTCATCATGAGCATAAGGGTTAGCTCCTGCGTCAATGAGCTCTCTCATAAGGGCTATGTTGCCGGCTTTTGCTGCCTTGAATAAGGCTTGCTGAAGGGGGTTTTGAGTAGATTGGATTGTCATAAATTCCTCCGATTAAAGTTAAACAAGGAGGTCTCGCAAAAGACCTCGTTATTTTAACCACCATGAGGAAGGAAATAAGATTTTAGGCTTTTTATGTTCCCCATTGGTGACCGGGGAGTTGATAGAACTGTTTCATCACAGCTATAATACCCTTTAGGCCAAAAAGTATTATACTCTTTGACCCTGGACAAGATATTATCTCCCCGACCATGAAATCGAGGATTCATCATTTTTATGGTTGATGATTACCAGATGAAAATAGAGGCTATCACACCCCGGAAAAGCTTTGCAGCCATTCCAATCGCAATTCTACCCAACTCCCCTAAAAAGTCAATCTTCTATTCCTTTTTCTTTTGCTCTCTTTCCTTGTCTTTATCTATCCTTATCTGTATCTCAATAAGTTTTTGGCAAAAGGCGATGAAGTTTCTGGCTGCTTTCCGCGACTCCTCCTCTGTTATTGTGTACTCATAAGACTTTCTAATCTTTTCCGCTATGCTGTTAAATATTTCTTCTTTTGTTCTGCCTGTATTAAGAGAAGCAAGTAATTCTCTCTCAGCAGGTGTTAACTCATTACTCATAACTCACTCCTTTTGTTTAGAACCAAATCCAGCAACGCCAGACTATCTGCCTCGTTATCGTCTTTGGGGTTGAAGCCTTTAGCTTTCACAGCTGCTATAACCTCGGCTTTGGAAGCATTACCTTTGCCTGTTATATGCTTTTTTATGGCGCCTACAGGCACTCCTTGGTATGGAATTTGATGGTGCTCACAGCAGCTGGTTAAGTGAGCCAGAAAGCCGCCATACTTATGGGCTGCGTAGATTCCAAGGTGTTTGCATACTTTTTCGAAGTAAACATAGTCAAATCCACCATGCTGGTTCTTCAGTTCTACTAGCCATTTTTTGTACTTTAGGAATGCTATGCCACTGCTTTCTAGCCCGGAGGCTTTAAAGTTCATAGTGCCTGAGGTTATAATTCCTGGTTTGGAATGTACTGCCCAGCCAGTCTTGGTGCCAAGGTCTAGGGCCAGGATAGTTCTGTTATTATTACTCATCTTTTTTCTCCTTCTTCCTTTAGCATTCTGTTTAATTCCGCTCTAACTCTTTTTTTAAAAAATTCTTCTGTAGTTCCATAAAAATCATTAGCAGTCACCAGGCCTTTAGTCTGCCAAAAAATTTCCCTCATAATGATAGGCTTCGGAGTGGAAGCTCCGATTAGATATTTGTAGATATGGCTATGAGATACATCAAACATTTTAGCTGTTTCATTTACCCCCATTTCATTCATATCCATCCATTCTTGTAGTGTTAAAGACATTTTAAACCTCATTTTTAATTAGCTATTTACGGTTTAGTTCTCTACCAGGCTTCTTGCTAGCTAGAGACCAACCTACAATTGTTTATACCTCAAAAGAAATATCCTGTGGAAAAAGGTTACCCATGGTTGCCGAATAGAAATTTTTTTTGGCTTTCCTATGAGGGTTATAGGTTTTTATTAGGATACTACGGGTAACCTTTTTCCACAGGGATAAGAATTTATGGTAACCCTTATAATTGCTCAATTTTGAAAGGAGGATTTCATGAGTACAAAATCAACAATTAAACCTGAGGTTATGATGAACAAAGTATCGCAGATACCAATCGGTACTTTAGCTGGTTACAAACCTGAACAACTGCATGATTTACTTGCAGAAGCGAGGAAAGAGCTAGAGAGGGCTAAAACGACAAAGCAATGGATAGAAGCTGCAATAGCGCTGAAATATCAGGAGAAGATTCAGGCTAAGCGTCTGAGGCTTGAAAAAGATAGCGGCATCATTCACTTAGAAGATGAGGATTTTAAGATAAGCTGTGACGTTGTTAAAAAGGTTGAGTGGGACCAAGAGGCTCTTGCTAAGGTAGCAGAACGCATAGCTCTAGGTGGCGGGATCGTCAGCAATTACATGCAAACCTATTACAAGATTTCAGAGCGTGACTACAAGAATTGGCCTGCCGGGGTTCAAACCTTTTTTGTTCAGGCAAGAAGTATAAGACTCGGTAATCCTACTTATGAGCTAGTCCAGCTTGGTCAGGAGGTAGTTTATGAGTAAATTACCTATTATCAGCGCTGACGAACGATTAGCAGAAAAGCGCGGCATCAAAGGCTGCATCTTTGGGGCTTACGGGGTTGGTAAAACTAGCCTGCTCTGGACCTTGCCGGCTGAAACCACGCTCTTTATCGATTTGGAGGCTGGGGACCTTGCAGTTCAAGGCTGGGGCGGAGATACCATACGTCCGCGTACCTGGCAGGAATGTAGGGATCTGGCGGTATTTATCGGTGGAGCGAGCCCCGCTGTGCGTGACGGTTTTGCCTATAGTAAAGCGCATTACAACGATGTTTGTAGCCGCTTTGGTGATCCTGACATTCTAGACAAATACGAAACTATCTTTATTGATTCTATAACTGTTGCTGGGCGCTTGTGTTTGCAGTGGTGTAAAACCCAGCCTCAAGCAACCAGCGACAAGACCGGCAAAGAGGATATGCGTGCTGCTTATGGCCTTCATGGTCAGGAGATGATTGCCTGGCTAACCCACCTGCAGCATACCAGAGAGAAAAACGTCTGGTTCGTGGGAATCTTGGAGGAAAAGCTCGATGAATTCAACCGCAAGAGCTTTTCCCTGCAGATTGACGGTAACAAGACAGCTAATGAGTTGCCAGGCATTGTCGATCAGGTCGTCACTCTATCGGAGATCAAACAAAGCGATGGTAGCAGCTTTAGGGCATTTGTCAACCATACAGCTAACCCTTATGGATTTCCCGCGAAGGACAGGTCTAACACGCTGGAGATGCTAGAACCGCCTCATCTGGGTGACCTGATGACCAAGATCAAATCAGGTAAATCGAAAAATAATAATCTAACAACAACAATTTCAAACAAAGAACTAACAATTAATAAAGGAGAATAACCATGTCTTTTTACGATTTTAATACAGCAGAACAAATCAATTTTGAAACCATTCCTGCCGGAACAATAGCTAAAGTAAATATCAAGATAAAGCCGGGTGGACACAACGACTTTGAGCGTGGCTGGACTGATGGCTATGCCACAAAGAATTGGTCTAGCGGGGCGGTTTACCTTGCTTGCGAGTTCACCATCCTTGAAGGCGAATATGCAGGTCGCAGGATCTGGCAGTTGATCGGCCTATACAGCGAAAAGAACGATAATATCTGGGGTGCTATGGGCAGGAGCTTTATCCGCTCTATCTTAAATTCAAGCAAGGGCTTAAAAGATAAGGATGATTCTTCTTTGGCACAGGAAGCCCGCAGAATAAGTAGCTTTGCTGACATTGACGGCCTTGAGTTTACTGCAAAAATAGGTATCGAAAAGGATAAATGGGGCGATGAGATCAACGTCATTAAAAAGGCAGTAGGTCCTGAACATAAAAGCTATGGCTCTGTGATGGGATTAGTTATAGCTTCCACGCCAGACTGGGCCTAGCTATGTTTACCGATCATTTAAATCAATTACTTGATGAGGCTTTACTCGAGGAGCAAAAGCTAAAACCTAAACGCAACTACTTAGGGGCTTCAAGGCTGGGAGCTGAATGTACTAGAGCCTTGCAGTACGAGTTTATGGGCAGAGATCCTGCTCATAGCGCTAGAATTTTGCGTGTCTTTGAAGCAGGCCACCTATTTGAAGAGTTAATAATCCAATGGTTAAGGCTCGCTGGTCTTGAGATTCTCACCAAAAACGAAAACGGCAACCAATTTGCCTTTAGCGCAGCCAATGGAAAAATCGCAGGTCATATTGATGGAGTAGTTATAGCTGCTCCATCAGCTCTTAATCTAGCTTGCCCTATGCTCTTTGAGGCTAAATCAATGAATAACAAATCATGGCAGGAAACTGCTAAAAAGGGTTTGGTACTATCCAAGCCCCTTTATGCTGCTCAAATAGCTCTCTATCAGGCTTACATGGAAGAAAACTTTCCGGGAATATCACAAAACCCCTGTTTGTTTACTGCTGTCAATAAGGATACCTCTGAGCTATATCACGAACTTGTCTCTTTTGATGGAGAACTGGCGCAAAGAATGAGTGATAAGGCGGTGAATATCATTAGGGCAAC